AAGGAAAAATTCCTGAGCAGTATGTAATTAAAAATATTAATTTTAATTTTAAAGACGGTATTGCTACTACTCCATATCAAACAAACGGAAACATTACAGGCGGTGGCGGTTCTCAGTATGAACCAACAGGCGGTGCTCGTGGAATGGTTGGACAACCGCAGGCAAGTATGAGCGGTTCAAGATTTACAACAGATGATTCAGAATTTACAGTAGATGCAGAACATGTTGTGCATTTAAGTTTGTCAGAAGGCTTAGACAATAACTATCCTTTTGGTAACTCATTACTAGAAACAATTTTTAAAGTATACAAGCAGAAAGAACTGCTTGAGGATGCGATTATTATCTATCGTGTCCAACGTGCGCCGGAGCGCAGAGTATTCTACGTTGATGTGGGCAACATGCCTTCACACCTTGCTATGCAATTTGTGGAGCGTGTTAAAACGGAAATACACCAAAGACGAATCCCATCCAAGACAGGGGGCGGTCAGAATGTCATAGACTCGTCATACAATCCTCTATCAATCAACGAAGACTACTTCTTCCCGCAGACCGCAGAAGGTAGAGGCTCTAAAGTTGAAACGCTTCCGGGTGGCACTAACTTAGGAGAAATTGATGACCTTAGATACTTTACTAATAAGTTGGTACGCGGATTACGTATTCCAAGTTCGTACTTACCTACTGGAGCAGATGATTCAGCAGCACAATATAATGATGGCCGAGTGGGAACAGCATATATCCAGGAGTTACGCTTTAATACCTATTGTGAACGCTTGCAAGGTCTAGTAGCTGAAGAATTTAATCAAGAATTTAAGAGATATTTACTTGAGAAGGGTATGAATGTAGATGTTGCAATGTTTGATCTTAAATTTCAACCTCCACAAAACTTTGCTGCATACAGACAAAGTGAAATTGATAATGCTCGTGTACCAACATATACACAAATGGCAGCAATTCCTTATATGTCAAACCGCTTCGCAATGAAAAGATTCTTAGGTATGACCGACGAGGAAATTGCTGAAAACGAACGTTTATGGAGAGAAGAGAATGACGAATCCTTAACTGCATTGCCAGGATCTAGTGATGCTGAACTTAGAGATGCAGGAATAAGCGGAGCAGGAATCTCGTCAGACATGGATAATATAGAAGACGAAACTTTAGACGATACTCCTACAGAAGACGGCGGTACAGACGGCGGACCACAATCGGCTACAGATGCAGATTTAGGTTCTCAAGCAAATACAGAACAAACTTTATAAATACTGTTATGATACTACGTGAACTTTTTTACTTCGATAATTTAACAGCAGATGCCGTAGACGACAAACGCTACGAAGAAGATTCTGATGAATCAATTATGCAGAAAAAAGATACTCGTAAAACAAGACTAAAATTAAATCAAATAAACAGAATCCGCAAAGCATCTGAACTACATACAGAAAAGAAACAAGAAGATTTACACTTGATTAGACAAATGTATGGTATTGCTGCACAGGCAGCAGGAGAAGCTGGCGGACTTTAATTTGAATAAAACAGCCTTTGTTATAGGAAACGGTACTAGTAGGCGTACTATTTCTTTATCCGATTTAAGCGAAAAAGGAATTACTTACGGTTGCAATGCAATCTACAGAGAGTTTTCTCCTGACTATCTAATAGCAGTTGATGTTAAAATGGTAGTTGAAATTAATAAATCAAGATACCAACACCACAATCAAGTTTGGACTAATCCTAACAAAGCTTATAGCCAATTCAACGGATTTAACTTTTTTAATCCATCAAAGGGATGGAGCAGTGGCCCTACTGCACTTTTATTAGCAAGTGATCATAGATACGATCAAATATATATTTTAGGATTTGATTATATAGGCATTAACGATAAAATTAACAACATGTATGCTGACACTCCTAATTATAAAAAAAGTACAGATAAAGCTACCTATTATAACAATTGGTTAAAGCAAACACACGCAGTTATTTCAAAGAATTCAAATACTAAATACGTCAGAGTAATAGATAATGAGTTACTTTTTACTCCTAAAGAATTAAGTAAATTGGATAATTTAACGCATATAACAGTAGAAAAATTTAAAGAAATCTTTAATTTAGATGAAAAATAATTTTTTTATGTCGTTTTGAGCCTATTTTCATAGGTTTTTTTACATCTCGGTTAAATATTATATGACAGCCCCACACCTTTGGTGTGAATACAATTTATAGGAGTTTAAAAATGTCAGATACAAATAAATTTGAGAAAATGCTTGAACTTCTTGTCAATGAAGACAAAGAAGCAGCACAAGAATTATTTCATGAGATTGTAGTTGAAAAATCTCGTGATATTTATGAATCACTACTAGAAGATGAAACAGATGTAGACGAAACAGCTGACGAAGAAGTAGATGAGTCAGATGATGATCTAGATGAGTCAGATGATGATCTAGATGAAGCTACTGATGAAGAAGTAGACGAGTCAGACGAAGAAGTAGACGAAAACTTTGACCTAGACGAATTTGAAGTTGAAGCAGACGACGACATGGGCGGCGATCCAACTGACGATATGATGGCTGACCTAGGCATGGACGACGAAGGTGAAGAAGGCGAAGAAGGTGAAGAAGGCGATATGGAAGATCGTGTTGAAGACCTAGAAGATGCGCTTGAAGATCTAAAAGCAGAATTTGAAAAAATGATGGCTGGTGACGACGAAGGTGACATGGATGACATGGACGATGAAGAAGAACCAGAAGAAGAAGCTTTTGCTTATGAAGCTTCAGACGAAGAAGTCGAAGAAGCTACTGACGAAGAAGTAGAAGAGTCAGACGAAGAAGTAGAAGAAACTAAAACTTCTAAAACTGCTGGCGAAGAAATGCGCGAGTATGTAGAAAAAGTATCAGCAACAATGGGCGACAACGGTGCAAACACTAAGTCAGCAGTAGCAGGTAAGAACGATATGGGCGGCACAGCTTCGAATCTTGTACAAGGTGAAACAGCTGACGAAAGCGGCACATCAGGCGGATTAGCTAATCCATCTGAAAAAGAAGATTCACACGGTAACGTAAATGTACCGGGTGGAAAGGCTTCAAAATCAATGAAGTCACAACCAGGCCATGGCGCTGAGAAAAAGGGCAAGCCTGAGACAGCTGACAATAAAAAACCAACTATTGGCGGCTAAACAAAAAGGACTTTTAGATGTTAAACTTACGAGAGCATTTGACATTTGACCAAGCTAGAATAGTTGTGGAAAATGCAAACGATGGTAAAGACCTTTACATGAAAGGTATTTGCATCCAAGGCGGAGTACGCAACGCTAATCAGCGAGTGTATCCTGTAAATGAAATTGGCAGGGCTGTCAAAACTCTCAATGATCAGATAAGCGGAGGTTATAGTGTTCTCGGCGAAGTAGATCATCCAGAAGGCCTTAATATAAACCTAGATCGTGTATCACACATGATACAAGAAATGTGGATGGATGATAATAACGGTTACGGAAAGCTCAAAATACTACCTACACCAATGGGCAATTTAGTGAAAACTATGTTAGAGAGTGGTGTAAAACTTGGTGTTTCATCAAGAGGTAGCGGAAATGTTTCAGAAGACGGTAGCAATACCGTCTCTGATTTTGAAATAATCACTGTGGACGTTGTGGCACAGCCCAGCGCCCCTGGTGCATATCCAACACCAATTTACGAGCATCTAATGAACGCTCGCGGCGGGTATAAGGCATACGAATTAGCACAGGCAACAAAACATGATACAAAGGCACAAAAGTATCTTAAGGAATCGCTGATTAACATAATCAGCAAACTCCAATAAACTAGGAGAATATAATGATAGATGCACTGAAAACACTCTTTGAAAACGATGTTGTTTCAGAAGAGATCAGAGCGCAGATTGAAGAAGCTTGGGAAAGTAAAGTAGCTGAGAACCGCCGTGCAGCAACAGCTGAACTACGTGAAGAATTTGCTCAAAAATATGAGCAAGATAAAACAGCAATGGTTGAGGCCATTGATACTTTACTTGAAGAACGCCTTGCAGAAGAAATTGCAGAGTTTGCAGAAGATCGCAAACAATTAGCTGAAGCAAAAGCAAAATATGCTGTTGCACAGCGTGAAAATGCAGATCTACTAAAAGGTTTTGTAGTAGAACAACTACAATCTGAAATCAAAGAACTGCATGCAGACAAGAAAGCAATGGCTGAAAATTATGCCAAGCTTGAAGAGTTTGTTGTAGAGGCTCTATCTTCAGAAATAGCAGAATTTTATGAAGATAAAAAAGATTTAGCAGAAACAAAAGTACGCTTAGTACGTGAAGCTAAAACACACTTTGCTAAAGTCAAAAAAGACTTTATCGAAAGAAGTGCTACAGCAGTATCTGAAATGGTTGCAAAAGGTCTAAACAAAGAGATCTCAGCACTCAAAGAAGATATTGACACAGCACGTAAGAACGACTTTGGTCGTAAGATTTTTGAAGCATTTGCAGCAGAATATGGAACTTCATATCTTAATGAAAAATCAGAAACTGCAAAACTAATGCAAGTACTTGCTACTAAAGACAAGCAACTTGCAGAAGCTAAAGCATTTGCAGCGAAAGCAAAAACTCTTACAGAATCGGTCAACGCAGAAAAACAGCGTTTAATTGAATCTGCAAGAAGAGAAAAAATTATGAACGAACTGATTGCGCCATTAAGCAAAGATCAGCGCGAGATTATGACAGACTTACTGGAATCAGTACAAACTGATCGTTTACAAAAACAGTTTAATAAGTACTTACCATCAGTGATTGATGGAAATACTCCAGCAAAGCGTAAGGCAGTAATTACAGAAGGCACAGAGGTTACAGGCAACCGAACAGAAACAATGACACAGAATAAAGCAGACGAAACAGACAACAATGTTGTTGACATTAAACGTCTTGCTGGATTAAATTAAGGAGATAATGATGTCAGAACTATTAGAAAGCCGCTGGCAGGACACCAAAACTGCTCTTCT